TATCGTGTGGCGTAAATTCATACTCTACTTCTATTCCTATTTTAAAAGGAAAATCGTCTGAATCTTTGTCCTGATATTTAGATGAAGAATACTGACCTAAATTGCCATCTTCCATTTCTATATCAAATTGGTACATTAATCCGAACTTACTTTCCCAAGTTCCATTTCCTTGTACATTAATTGGTTTACTTTTCATTTTGATTGGTTTTAAAATTTCTGAGGTACATTAATATCTTTGCGTCTTGCACCTCTTTAGACGCTTTTTCTTTTTCTAATTCTTGCTCTCTTATGTCTAAGAATAAATCTTTCATTTTAATATTATTTATTTAATTCATTTAAGCAATCTTTTAGTAATTCGTGACACTCTGTAAGATGCCATTCGAAAGCTGCACTTGTTTTCTCGTAAAGATGTTCTCCTTTATAAAGGTTCTCCAACTTATCCAGATGCTCCTTAGAGGTGTGCTGAATCTTTACTGATAATCTGTTCTTTAGGTTCATAATCTTAGGTTTTATTCATTATTTAGTTTTTAGGTTCTTCTCCCCATCCGAATCCGATTACACGATAAGCAAAGCCACCTGTTCCATCAAAATTCTGATTGAATCTCCCTATACTCTGAAAGCAAATGTCACCGAGATTTTCTTTCCTAAAATCTTTTTTCTCTCTTAGGGTTAATTCTATCGGCATTCTGATTACTTCTCCGCAGCCATTAGTATAAGTTTCTTTTGCATCCATATCTGTTACCTCCCAGACAAGCCCGAAAAAAGGTTGTGCTATAATCGTTCCTACTCTTATTGACTTATTATTGTATGCGTCTAAAATATTCTGTTCTTCAGTTTTCATAATCTTAGGTTTTAATTAATACTTCTTTAAATTCTTAGTACAAATTTAAAGTAATTATTTTAATATCCTAGCTTTTTCTTACTTTTCTTTTAAAAAAAATCACTCTACCTGATTAAAAATAATTTATATTTTAAATAACTTTAGATTATATGCTTGTTTATTATACCTTATTTTAAGCCGTTTTAAGGCGTTTTGTTGTATCTCTAATCTATGGTATAGCTTGTCGGAATAAAGTATCTTGGATAGCTTTAAAATGAATATGCGGGTGTCTTTAATACGTGCTTCTTCCAAGCTGATTAAATAAAGTAATTGTTCTAAGGTTTCCAGTTCTTTTTTCATAGCTTGATAATTTTATAATCTTGCCCCCTATTCTTGTTCCAGAGATTAATTAAAAGGATTGCCGTTTCAGTATCGAATCCCCACTTTCTTTGTAAGGCACGTATTCCTATTGTACCCTCAGCGTGTAAAATATCCAGATACTTGAATACTGCTTTCTCTACGTCGGTTGTTGTTCTTTCTCTCATTTCTTAAAGTTTTTAGGATTATGTTTATCTAAATCAACAAAGGGCTTTCCATCTATGTAAGTTGGTACTATTCTTTGTGGCTTTAACATTTGATATACTTCTACTACTGACAAGCCAGTCATCTCAGCAAAAGTTTTAGGTGTTACGAGTGTTTCCATTAGTTAGTGTTTAAGTCCGAAAAATCGTTTTCGTTACGTTCAATTTGTGGTAAATTAATTTCATTGTTATAAATAGCTTCAAAGATGTCAAAGGAATAAAGGTCTAGTAAGTAAATAATGTCCTTTCCTTTGTAGGTCATTCCAGTTACGTAGCCGTCTTCGTAGGTGACTTCTATCTCAGCGTTGTCACCCCACAAGTCAAGTTCTTCCTGTTCCATTATGAGGTCTACTTTTATAGTATTTTCCATTGTTTAGGTTTTATTTGATTAATTCTAAATTTAATTCCTGTGCTACGTAATTAATATGCTTTTGAGTTGTCATACTCCACCATCCTAATTGTTTAAGAGTGCTGCCATCTATTGTGGCAACGTGGGTTACATAGCTGATAACTTTATTCCCTTCAATTCTTAGATTCTGGTTGTATCTTCTTAGTTTCATAGTTTAGAGTTTAATTGTTTTAAGTTCGGGATCATCAGGAAATGGGATTGCCCCATTTACATCATCACATATAGCCCTGATAGTGTCCTCGTGCGAGGTGTGACAAGTTAGATTACTTCCTAATTGCCATCCTGCACGTAAATAACACCACCAAGAGTTCTGACCTTCATTGCCAATCTCTGAATGTATTTCAGACACACGTGGATCATTCTGAATGTCCGATAGTGTCCTGCACTTTTTATATTTTTTTGCTTTCATTTCGTTTAGGTTTTAATTGTTATAAAGTTTTTAAAGTAAGCAAATGACCTAAAATAGTCTTAGAACTATCTAAGTCTAATTTCATTTCTAAAATCTCTTGTTCTGAATTTAATTCATTAGGAATATCAAACTCAGTGTTTTCAATAAATAATTGGATTTGCTTAATAATGTCGTTTTTGTGTTCTGTTGTTGTCATAATATTTAGGTTTTAAAAAGTCGCCTACTTTCCTAAGGATTTCGGCGACCTAAGATTATTTGGTTATTTTTTTTAAGTAGCTTAGAAATTTACTTGCCTCAAATACACCTCCAGAGGGGATATGATTAAAGTCGCTAGAACGCCTTATGTATGCTTTTACTTCAGGGGTGTTAAATGCTCGGTTTACGTAGCAGTATTCATCTCCTTGTGAAAAACTCCATCCCTTAACTGAGTAGCTTTCTCGGTAACCCTCCCCCATTCCAAATCTTGAAGTGCAAACCCATCTGGTAAGGGTGTGGTCGTGTGCGTAACGACTAACGACTTCTTCAAGAGCAAGTATATACCCCTTAATGGTTTGGTCATTTGCGTGTTCTCCGATATAGATTTCATTTCTCCAATCTATCATTTGTGTGCGTGTTGTTTTCATAATATTTAGGTTTTAGGTTTTGTTGATTATTTAGTATTAAATTGATTATTTAAAAACTCGGTAGTGTCCTCAATCATTTCAGCTTTCCATCCAAGTTTTTCCATTCTTTTATACTGCTTGGTAAGTAATGATTGTAATTTTTGAAGTTCTTTGTTTTCAGTTTTCATAATATTAGGTTTTAGGTTTTGTTAATTATAATTGTATGAATCTGTAATGTCCGTGAGGATTGCAAGAACAAAACATTTTGTCTAATTCAGATTCATTATTAATAGTGTGATAAAAGGTATTATAATTGCCTTTTAAATAATCCCCATTTTCATCAATAGGACTGCCGCACCCATCCACTTTGTATGAATCTTGTTGAATCTTGATAGGATAGTTTTTATCAATGGGTTTAGAGGCATCTTGTAAGTATCTTTGGTATCTGCTTAGTGTCATTTTCTTAGGTTTTGGTTATTGTTTTAAATTGTTAGTACAAATATAATACACTTTTAAAGGAAAACCAAATAAAAAAGCAATTATTTTTAAAAAAACTTTCTCTACCAGATAGAAAAAAAATAAAAAAAAATAATTAAAAGACATAAAAAACCCCCCAAATCCGAAGACTTGAAGGGCTTAAAACCTAATCTATGAAATACAAATGTACTAAAATCCCAATAACTCTAGTAGACTTTTTGCAGTTTCTATATCTATTTTTCCAAGAATAACCGCCCAGACTACTGAACCGCCTATTAAATAGGATGCTAGTTTTAAGACCTTTTCCTTGTCGAATTTACTTTGTTTTAATTCTTTAACCTCTTTTACTATTCCAGAAAGCGGCAAAGGTTTAAGACCGCTTACAATTACTGACTTGATTAAATTTGGCATCTTCATTTTGCTCGTATTAGTTCATATTTAATGTTCTTATTTCCTTTACTCCATTCATAATAAAATCGTAACCACGCTGCCCCTAAAGGCTTAGGTGGTCTGCCCTGTTGTATATGCCACCCCCCTGCTCCATCTTGATACTCGTCTTTATAAGTAGGTAAGCATACGTGCATCTGTTCATCTTGATATGGCTTTCCCATTGTACTCAGTCTTGCCCTTTGGTAAGTAACTCTCCATTCTTCGTGTATGTGTCCACCTACGATTATATGAGCATCAGGTAAAAAAGTCGCCCTTCTATTAGCTTGTATTACTCCCTTTGTGACTGGTCCACCGCCACCGAATCCGTGATGATACCATAAGTTACACGTTTCTCCACCACCACCTTTGCCTTTTCTCATATCTCTGAACCTTAACTGAACCCATCCAGAATACCCACCAGAAACAATGTTACTTCCTGTTTCTTTGTTTAGACCATAAATTAATCTCTGGTTTAAGTCTATTTCTTGTCTTTTTAAGATACTGGTTTCGTGGTTTCCTTTACCCAAAAGTAGTATATTTTTAGCATAGGGTTTATAAAATTCGACTGAAGAATCAACCAAAGCGTCAAAGTAATTCAAACATTGATGCTCTGGTCTTATATCTCCTTTTGTTCCTCTAGGGTCGTACTTGCCCTGCATAGCACAGAAAAGGTCACCAAAGTCCATTATTAAAGCATCTCTTTCAAGTGCTTGGTCTAAGTGTTTTTTCTCTAGTTTTTGGTCTGTCTTTGGGTTGTCGTGGTGTCTATCTGAAGACAATAAAAACCATTGCTCCCAACCGCCTTTTCCCTTATAGGGAATATGAAGCGTTATACTATTACTTGCGTTCCTCTCTACTCTCACGTCAGTTGTTACGGCTTAACAATTAGTAGTCCCTCTGTATCTCTGATGTCTATATGACACCAAGTAGGTGCAAAAGCACCATCTTCAATAGTCGTTAAACCTACCTTTTTGTATATGTCAAAATTCTGAATTATATCTTCCCTTACTTCGTCAGCTTTCATTCCTTTTACTTTCAAGTCAATAGCTCTGCCGAATCTATGTTGGCTCATAGAAGCCCCTACGCTGCACTTAGGAGGTCTGAAACCACTATATTGATACTTACCCCCACTAGACCAGTTATTTATCGTACAGGGCTTTCCTAAGCGTTCTCTGATGAATTGTGCTAACGTAACTATTTTAGGGTCTATAAACCATACACTAGACGTTCCGAACCTCTTATAAGTGTCGGGGTCAATAAACTCCTGTAAAGAAAAATTACTTGTTAGTTTCAACTGAATCTCGCTTTATCTCTTTAAATTGAACATCCGTGTATTCTGGCTTACAAGAAACAATCCATCCAAAAATCAATAGACCTGATATGACGATAATCATATCCCACTTGTAAAAATCAATCCATCTATAAAATTTCATAAGTGTTTTAAATATTCCCAAAGCCCGAAACCGCCACCGAGCAATCCGGTTAATGTTTTGTTTTGAACGTCTTTATCTCTGACCTTTCTTTTTAATTTATGATGGCTTTCTTGTAGGTCGTCAAATTGCTCTAAAAGTCCTTTATCCCCCAATCCAGAACCACCAAGCACCTTGACAACACTTTTACATTTGTCATCTATGCAATCAATCTTGTCGGATTGTAACTTAATTAAATCAGTCAGGTCGTCTATTTTCTTTTCGATACTCATTCTGGAGGATTTGGGGGTGTCCATTCTGGGGTTGCCATTAATTCAAGTGCCTCAGCGTGTGTCATTATTGCACTTCTGTCTGCTTCTGGAACACTCTCTATACTCGTAGGAATATGAGGTGAACCAAATATCCACTTAACTATAAATTCTGTTCCATCTAAAGAGTATCTTAATGATTCTCTGTTCTCTATTACTTCTGCAAAATTTACTAAATTTATAGAATCTGTTTTTATCGTAATATATGATTTCATTTGTTTTTATTATTATGGTACATCAGTTACTCGGTCACCCTCAACCATTCCAGAACTTAGTCCTTGATTAATATTATCGGGTGCGTTATTTACTTTATCATCTATTGCCATTCCGCTACTTGTACCATCATTGGAGTTGGTAGAAGCATCTGGGATAGTCCAATCTGAGCCATCCCACGTTGCATCTTCGCCCATTCTCCAATATCCTACAAGACCAGATTCTCCAGTTAAATCTGTTGGAGAACCTGAGCCATCCCATATATCACCTATTGCTTTAGCAGAGTCAAATATCGCAATATCATCTATATTGCCACTCTTAAAGGGAGAACCCCCTGCATAACTCGCTACCCTTAATTCAGAAGTACTGACAGGCAAAGTTCCTGTTACTGCTGTACTGCCAACCGAAACACCATCTTCAAATACTTCTAATGTAGAGCCATTATACACCATCATACAATGATGCCATTCATTATCTAAGACTGCTCCACCTTGTATAGTATAATGCGTTCCAGTATAAAGTCTATATTTTATGCTTGTTGATGTGCCTGCTTGAAAAATAGTAAATTGTGCCGTGCTTTCTACTCTTGCTATTACATATGCGTTTGAAGCATCCACCCCTGATTTAATCCAAAAGGAAATGGTACAAGCCGACGCACCATCTAATAATTGCCAGTTACCGAAGTTTATTAAATCGTCCACCCCATCAAACTCCATTGAGTGACTTGACCAATTATTTAATTGAGGTTGGTTTTTCAGTTCCCAATTTCCATTAAAGAATGTGCCAGAATCTCCCATACGATACCAAGCTACAGGATTTAAACTTGTTAAATTTGTAGGTGCTGCTGATATGGTCGCTACATCAGTAGGAGAAAGAGCAGTATCCCAGATAGCCACTTCATCTATATTGCCTTGAATTACACTTGCGCCTGCAAATAATCCCTCACCAATATAAAGGTTTCCTGTTGCACTATTTAGTGTGCCAGTTGTTGAGGTGTCAGTAATAACCGCTACCCCATCCTCATAAATTATGGCAGTAGTTGTTGAATCATCCCAGACAAAACATATATGATGCCAGTCACCATCACATAAATCACCTGCTCCCGTGCCTGGTGGTGGTACTTCAACCCCTCCTAATGTTTTAAAACTATTGCCGTAAGTCCCCCTTAATCTGTATGTAAATCTTCCTTTAGTATTAACTGCAGCGGCTGAACCCTGATAAATATCAAAGTGCAAATTTAAAGATATTAACACACCAGCAGTAGTATAAGTACCTGATTTAAACCATCCTGATATTGTTAATGCAGTTCCACCATCCAAAGGTGTAAATGAACCACAATCTACATAATCATCCACTCCGTCAAAGTCAAGTGAATAAGTATTGTCAAAGGGGGTCGGGGGTGTAGGGGTTACTCCCTCACCTCTCCATAACATAAGGCGTTTCTTTTGTCGCATTAAAAGTCCTGATAAAAGGTTAAGATTAAACTTAAAGAATTTGCAGTATATGTTCCCGCACCCCTTGAAACTAAACAAGCGTATAAATCGTCACCACCTACCGCTTCACATACTATTCCTATGTTCGGTTTAGTGGCTACTGAGTTGTCAGCAAAGTCATAATAAGTGTCTATGCTTGTTACTCCGCAAATCTTAGGAATATCAGCGTCTGCTATCGTTAAGGCTGAATCGTCTGTAAAGGTTGTTCCTGTGGGGTCTGCGTTAAAAACTACCAAGTCTAAGGCTATGTCTTGCTTGTCTAAATCTCCCAAAGTAACACTCACTAAAGTTGATTCTGAGCCTACTTCTAAAGCTGCGTCTGTTAGGGTTAATTTTGTTCCTATTAAGTCACCATCTGCATAAGTTGTAGCCGTTGCACCTACTGATGCTCCTGTTATGTTGATTACTTTTGTTCTGCCTACCGCAGTTTCTACTATTGTACTCTTTCTCATTGTTTTATATTTATGTTATTTCTGCACCGAATAATGTTATTGTTAAGTCTGTTGCTGAATCTATTTGAAAAGCTATATTCCCACCAGTTAAAGCTATAAAGTTATTAATCATTTCATTATTATTTTTGGCTAAGCTTACCTCCCAGATTATAGCCGTTGTTTCATCGTAGGTCGTTCCCTCACTTACAAAGATACTATATTTAACCGCACCATTTGAAGTATTCGATATTGCTATTGACTTAACGATACAAGTAGTTTCTGAGGGTACGGAATAAACCACTTCAGCACCTGTTCCTGATGGTCTTAATTGTCCTAGTAATTTCTCTTGAATCATAGTCTGAAATTTGCCGTTACAATATAAGATGAATTGCCCAAAGTCGGGTCTGCTGAATCTGTTGTTAGTTCTAACTTCTTAGCTTCTACAATTTGAGTGTCAGTAGCCAACCACGAACCGCTATAAAGTTCTCCTTTCTTAATCCTTGAAACACTACTTAATAAACTTGTCGTATCTACTCCTTGTGGGATTGTAGCCGTATCTGTTATTAACCAGAACGTATCTTCTGCGGAATAAGCAGGGGTCGTAAAGTCTGTTTCTATTGTCCAGTCTATTAAAGTAATACTCTTTCCTACTGGTGCAGCAACTATCTGAATCGGTGTGGTGAATAACGCTTTTACCTGAGCAGAATTAATAGTGACCGACTTCTGAAAAGTTCCTATCCATTTATTCATCCCTAAGTCTGATACGTAAGTCCAGAATCCATCATATAGTTTGTCATATACCCGCATCCCTTCGGTGGGTGTTATAGCAAACCAAGTATCTAAGCTTGAATCGTACCTTACAAAGTCATCCTCTAAAGCACCATCCCAATCTGCTGAGGGTGTGCCAACTAAAATATAAGCGTCTTGGTCTATCTCTGCTGCTGCTGCTGACGTAGCATCTATGAATTGATTAACTGGTGGTAGTGACGTTCTCTGTTCCCAACTTAAAGACCCTTTCTCGCTTTTAAGAATCTGTGCGTTCTTTGAAGCCGTCGTGAAATCCTTCGGGGGGTGGATTTGTGCGTTAGGTATGTCTATATGTAAACTTTCAGGCATTTAATAAAGTATATCGTTTTGCGTTTTCTTCAACTATCTGTAAGGCACTTTGTTTAGGTGTTAGCTCTGCTGAGAGCTTCCCTGTTGCCGTGCCAGTAAATTGAATATTCATATATCTTTTTTTAAGATTTATGCTATTAACTTTTGTAAATTCTTCATCTAAAGTAATAGTTTGTATCGTTTCCCATACGTCGGTATCACTTTGTCTTATTGTTATTACTGGCGTTCCTGTTCCGTTTCTCCAGAATAAATCTAAATAAAAAAATGAATACTGGTCTAACTTTGTAGAAGTCCAGTTATTATCACCCCCTGTTAAATCATATCCACCTACTAGAATCATTTTAAAATTATATCAATATAAATCCATACTTGTTGCTGCTCTCGTCCTTTCCGTCGTCATAATCAGGATAGGCACTAGAGTCATTTTCTTGTATATCTTTAATGTATTGTTTTAGGTCTTTCTTCCACCTTTCCGCTTGTGCTAAAATAGAGTTCCTCAATGCTCCGTAGTCAGTCCTTGAACTCTGTTGTGAAAACTCCGTATTATTAACCATTATCCCCTGACTGGTAATATGATTTCTCACTTGTGGCAAAGCGTCATAAAGTACATACCAACACACCATTGACTTAATAAAATTATCATATAATGTTTCATCTTCAGCTACCCACGTTGTTGTTTCTACACTCGTTAAGATAGTATCGTAGTAAGTTTCTCCTAATAAATCCCTTAAATAAGACCTTTGTGCAGGGAGAATATAATTAGTAAATACTTCCTCGTCAAATGAAGCATCTGGCACACATTCTGTGACTATATCTGAAGTTAAAACTACCTTAGTATTAAACGCCATTTTCTTTTGTTTCTTTCTTTACAAACTCACCTTCCAAATCTTCGATAGGTTCTTTGCCTGTTTCTTCCCTTAGTTCATTAATAGTCCAAACATCAGTCAGAGTAACCCTGTCACTGCTAGACACTGGTCGTATAGGCATTATTCTTATCTTTAGACCTCCTAGTATAGTATCGACTAAAACGCCCTCAAAAGCCGTTAAAATAGGTTTTCTATAAGCAGGGATTACTGAATTGTTTACCATTTCGAAAGCAGTCCTTATGTCGCTAGAGTTTGCCAACTTTCCTGTTACTTGCATCATTAAAGCTGAGTGCCATCTGTGACCCTCTATAATTCCTTCTTTTGCTAGTTGTTTAAGTTGTAAAAACTCTCCTGTTTGTGGGGTGGTAAATTCGTGTATATTAGCTGCCTGTTCTTTGTCGTCTAAGAGTTCAGCCACTACCTTTCTTGAATTACCTTCGCCTGTGTACTTATTAACTATGTCCCTTATATATTGTTCTGGGTCTTTGCCGTCTGGCGGCTCACCAAAAAGCTGAAGTAAAACGCTAGGAAAAAAGCCATTGTCTAACTTAGAAAGATTAAACGTGGAAATCTTGTACTCAATGTCTGCATCTTTTAAAGCACCCGAATAATCTGGCACTCCGTAAGTCTGATATTCTGGTTCGTAGTTCTTAACGTGGATTAAGTAATTACTTTCTGTTCCAGTTAAATCAATCTCACTTATAGGAAATTGCTTATTAGGATAGGTTGTGTCTGTTCCTATGTCCCTCCAGAAGTTAGAAATATAAGCCCTCTCTCCATCCTGTGAAAGTCGTATAGTCGTAGCGTCCCTGTGGAATAGATTAACCCTGTCACCCTCTCTTACGACTTCTATATAAGCGTTCCCGAATACTATGTAATCACTCTGAACTTTCTTGTAAACCTCGTACAAGGTTTCATCGTTTGAGTTTATGGCTTCGGCATACTCAATTTGCGGGTCTGTTAAGTCCTCAGAATAAAGTAATTTACTGCCTACTGAATAAACGACCTTGCTTTCCAGTACTGCACCATTAGTAGAAGAACGTCGTTTCCTTAAAGCTAAGTCGTTAATCCAAACATTCTTTGAACCCTCAAAGAAAGGAATCCACTTAGACCTAGTATTTGTCTGGTTTATGTTCTCTCTGGTAACATTTGGCGTCTGTACTCCTGTGACACTAGCAAGAATCCTATTTCTTGGACTTTTCCTCTGTCCGTTGGATTTTGTCTTTATGTCCACCTTCGTATAGTTTTTTAAGTTCGGTTTGTGTTGCCTTTGATAAAATGTGCTGACCATTTGAATCGCTGATAGCACATTCTAAATACTTGTCTTTTACTTTATACTTCATAATTAAATAAAAAAGGGTGAACAGCATCCACCATCCACCCTTCAAAGTTAGTTAAAATAAATCTACGAACCAAAGTCCACGGTCCCAGAAGCATTGCTCTCAATAGTACCGACGTATTCTCGTACTATTTCAGCGTGTTCTGCCGTTAGGGTGATGGTGTATTCATTAGCACCAGAAAGTTCGCCCTCAATCGTTGTATTGACATTAGCTATACAACTAGCTTCCTTCCCGATAATGTTATCCCAACCGACAACAAATCCTCTAAGATACGTTCCTGTAGAGTTTGTTCCCTCAATTACTGCCGTAATCTCTCTAGCATCAACCAATTCTTGTAATCTCTTACCTTTGGTTTTGTCTACTCCACGTACTTTAAACTCAACCGAGTTTGTGAAAGTAGCCGTGCCGTTTTCGTTAGTGCCTTCAGAGTTAAAACTTTTAGTCTTAAATTCTCCCTCATACTCATACCACTTGTCACCTACTCCTGTTGTTACTGCCGTGAAGTCTTGTAAACTCCCTGCCGTAAAAGAAGTAATGTTGCAAGTTTCAATGAGGAAAATTCTCGCTAAAGCTGCCCTGTTTTGCTCGTTACAAGCTAGAATTAAATCATTTGAAATTCCCATTATTACTTAGTTTTAAAAATTAGTATGCAAAGCTGATTAACTCTGGATGCAAGATTTGCGCACCTAACTTGAATTTCACTTTCATTCGGATTACTTCGTCATCGTCAGAATACCAAGTCTTAACCTCGTTAGATGGACTCAAAACATCAGCACCAACAATCAGGTTAGATGGTGTAGTGAATACACACATATTAACACCAACTCCCGATGCTTGTGGGTTATCTACGTCTGCTAAGTGGGTGTCCCACCCTTTAACCTCTACTACTTCAATTCCTCTAAACTTAACAATTGTACTACCATCTTCTAGGTTTAGTTGTCCCTTTTCGTTTTGAGTATCTTCTAACGTAGTAAGATAGTTGTCCATTATGGAAGAAGTAACATAAAATTTCTTCTCACTTCTATCAACTGCCCTTAACGTCTTAGATTGATTTTCGTACATACTACGGAAAAGTGTAATTGCACCATCAGCAACCATTGCACCGGCTACCTCAATGTTTGAATCTGTATTCATATCTAAATACTGACCAACTTGTCCTGAAACGTCTCCAATCAAATGTACCCATCCGTCGAACTGGTCGTAATCTGAAGAAGCTGAAGCCGCATCTGCAAACCAACAAATTCTAGGAATGTCGCTTTCAAGACCTTTCATTAAAGAAGCCCTTAAAATGTCCTCTACTATCGTTCCTTGTAAGTCGTCAATCTCAACTCCTAACTTAATTGCTTCCTCAAAGATAGTTCCGTCAAATGCGTCTTCACACTCTTCTAGGTTACTCTTTACTTTTGCAGTAGAAATTGTTCTGTCTGAAATTGATAACGAACCCTGCTGAGAGAATCCGCAAGTAGTGTACTTGCGTAGAATCTTACTAAGGTTGCCCGGTATGTACAAGTTAGTTTTGTCTACTACTTGCATCACTTTATAAATACCGAATACATCTTGTCCACCCTCTTGTGGCTTGTAGAATAACTCGGTTAGAAATTCCCTTCCGTTATAGGTGTGAGAAAAACTTGTTGTAACTGAATTTGCCATTTTATTTTTTTATTATTAATTAATATCCTTTTAATCTTGCTGAAATTATCGTCTTTAAAGTGTTTCCAAATACACCCTCAGTATTTTCAACTTCCTCTGTTGGCTCTGTGTCCACTTTTGGTGCTACTTCGACTGGTGTTGCTTTGTACTTAGAAAGTTCCTCTGACAATATTTTGTTGGCTTCTACTAGAGTTTCTTTTTCTCCGTTTAGTGAAGTCAATGTTTCTGCTAACTCCTGATTCTCTGTTCCTAGAGTGTCAAGCGTTGTAGCTATCTCAGAAATTTCGTTTGTTATTTCGTTTTCGTCTGCAATCTTTACTTCTTTGTTTGCAGATATAAAGTTGGTAACCTTTTCTGTAAGGTCTTTCAACTGGGTTGTTAATGGGTTCAAGTCCATATCGTTTAGTATTTGTTCTTTTTGGTTGTTTGTTAAAAAACTATTAATTATCTTTTTTTTATTAATCTTTGCAGCAATCTTCACTGGTGCTTTTATGCTAGTCACAAAACCCAGTTCCTTTGCTTCTTCGGGGCTTAGAAATTTATCCTCGTTCATTATATCTCGGATTGTTTCTTCGCTTTGTCCTGTCTTTTTAGTAAAGATAGACACCATTCGGTTGTCAATCTTACGCATATCGTCTGCAACACTATCAAAATCTTCTGCACTTCCCTGTGCTAGAGTATGAGAATTATGTATCAAAAAAAGCGAATTTTCGCTAATCTCTACTTCATCCCCTGCCATTGATATAACTGCCCCTGCTGAAGCCGTTGCTCCTATTATATTGACCTTAGTATTAAAAGGGTGTGAAGCAATTAAGTCGTGGATAGCAAGACCCTCAAAAGCACTACCACCCAAAGAAGCTATATTTACTACAAGTTCTGTTTGTGTGTTTCCTAGTTCTGTCTTAACTGACTCTAAGGTGTTTCCCTCGTCAAAGAAAGAATCCCCAATCTGTCCGAAGATGTCTATTTCTGTGAGGTCTGAAGATGCTTTAATCTCAAAATGTCGCATAGGACAAAAATACTTTAAGGAATTTGCAATCTCTTGCAACTTCTATGCAAATTATTTTTTAGTGACTATTTCGTGTATCATTCTAAAGGATAGGTTGTACTTAAAGCAAAGGTCGTCATATATATCAGTCATACTCATTTGCCCACTTATAACCATTGTATCGTAGTCTTTATTTATAGCCCTGTTCCTTATAGCTTTTCTGTCGATTAGATTATCCTTTGCCATTTGATAAATAACTTTCTCTGAAATATTATCTTCAAATTGTTTTGCGTATTCTTTTATTAAGTCCATATATGTTACCTCCATAATTCTATTGCTCGTTTCCAGAATCTTATTATCATTACCCTGCAATCATTACAGGACATATTTTTAAGTGGATAGGGTTCAATGTATTTGTCAAACTTATTAAATAGGGTTTCTAGCTCTGTCCTGTCTGCGTACATTCTACCGCTTACCTTTTTATAAGAGTGTAATATTTCTCTCTTCTCTTCGTCGCTTATTAGGTCGGCTCTTTCTTCTAATGTAGTTGGCATTTTGGACTTTTAATAGTTATTTTATTAGCAATAGGACATCCGCAATCGTTACACTTTTCGACCTTTAAAGTAAATCCTAAAAACTCGTAACCTTCCCTAAAAAACATACATTCCTTGCAAATGTTATATCTCCTTTTCTTCTCTATTTTATTAGTAAATAAACTATCCATAAGACCTTATCCTATCTCTGCTTCGTTTGTTACATTCAATACACTTGCCTGTTGTTCGGTTGTATCAGTCACTACATTAACCACTTTTATTGTGTCCATCTGTGAGACAAACTGCTCAGTAGTGCCAGAAATATCTGTCGGACTTTCTGGAAAGCTAATAGGCGCAGGGATTCCCCCTTGTTGGAATTTTGTTATTCCTCCATTCTCAAAAGCTATACCACCCCCTGCTTGATTTATACTACTTAATAAAGCACCATATCTTGCAGTACTACGCTTGTTTATAACGGCTTCACCGCCCTCAAACTCGTATTGACCATCTATTGTAGGTATTCCCCCTCTAGCGTGGCTCTTGCCTTGTAATACTCCACCCTGTGCGAATTGTTGTGAGGAAATCAAAGACACCTGTGCTGCTGATTTTACTATTGCTAGTGCCGTAAGTATTGCAGCCTGTGAAATCCCTGCTGCACCAAAAGTAATAGCGTTGGCAGGATTTGCTGAAGCATTTGCATTGATACCAGATATTTCTTTTCCTAAGTTTACTCCGACCTCTGCGATTGCTACTGCTTTGCGTCTTTGTCCTGCTTTTTTAAGTATAGCTGCTTCCTCTTGACTTCCCTTTTCAACACCTTTTAATTGTGAAGCCGTTAGTGCATCACTTAGAGAACTTAAAGCGACTACTGACTTACTTGCTATTTCTAGTTTAGCATCCTTTTTACGTTGTTCTGAATCTAATTCTTCCTTGTTGGCATTATCTCTTAATTCCTTTAGTCTTGTGTCGTGTTCTAATTGACTTATTTCTTCATTCTGTAGAGATATTGCTAACGCTTGTTCCTTCCCTGCAAGTGTTTCCTGAAACTTTGCAATTAAAAAATCAGAGTCCTCAATTATTTCTTCTTCATCACCGAAAAATACTTTGCTTAAATCTCTGTTAAGTGCTTGTTGTGACGCTACTTCTTGGTCAAATTGGCTAATTACATCCTTTGTATGGTCAAGAAATAAACTGGCTAAATCTATTCTCTTTTGAAGTTCTTGTTCCTCAATTTTTGTCTGTTCTTTGGATAGTTCCTTTGCCTTATTAGCAGCATCTTCTTCTGCTTTTATTTTCTCGTTTTGTCTTTTCCTTTCTTCCTCTGCTTGTTCGGTTTGCTTTTCTGATAATATTTCTAATTCTGTTTTTTGTCCTTTGTACCCTTTTATTAGATTTTCTCTTGTTTTAATATCTTCTAAAATAGCACCCTTTCTGTTTTCAATAGAGATTAATTCTTCATTTGTTAATTTAATATTTCTAAATATAGCATCACCATTCTTGCCAATTTGTATTTCTTCTTTTACCCATTCATTATTTACAAGTTTGACACCTCTTGTTATTTTTTCATATTCAACATTTAACGTATTGATTTCTTCTGTCTGTTCTCTTATAGCTTCGGTGTGTTTAAGTGCTAATATATTTTCTTGTTCTTTTATTAATTTTTTTGCTATGTCTGTATTGATTCCCATAGCTTTACCATACTTGTCAAATTCTGTAACTGCTAGTGGTACGTGTTCAGATATTTTTTCAATAACAGAATCCAATTCGATTTGTTCATCTTTTGTTAATTCTGTTTTTTCTTTTAGTTCATCGTGTCTTGTAATTAAAGGATTCAATACTGAATTTAAGTTCTCCACTTTTTGTTTCTGGTCATCTAGTGCTTGGGTTGCTGATTCAGTCCCAGAAAGGAAAGAAAGAACCCCTGACGTTACTTCTACGATTCCCTCTAATAGATTAGAGAATACTCCATCACCATCTTCTAAACTTAAAATAAGACCCTCCCAAGCACTATTTAAGATGGTTAGTTTTCCATCTAGGGTGTCTAGTTGTTCGTCTGCCATTTTCTTTGCAGCACCCCCTGCACTATTTAGCTTGGTTTCTAATCTTGCAACGTCGTCGCCAGTTTCAGCAAGGATAGTTCCCACGACTGCACCCCTCTTTCCAAACAATTCCATTGCAGTTTTGTTCTTGTCGGTTGAGGTGTTTATCATTTGCATAGCTTCCTCAAAAGACAACCCTTGTTTACTTAGTTCTAAAAAGACATTTCTTAAAGCCGTTCCAGAGGTTGAAGCATCTATTCCTCTGTCGGTTAGAGTGCCTAACATTGCAGTAGTTTGTTCTATGTTTAACCCTGCGTTCTTTGCTACTGGTGCGACTGCTCTCATTGAAGTAGCAAACTTCTCCATATCCAAAGCACTTGAAGAAAAGGATTTAGCCATTACATCTGTTACTCTTTGCGATTCTGAAGCATCCAATCCAAATGCTCTAACTGTTGCACCAGTCACTTCGGCTGCTCTTGCTAGGTCACTTCCTGTAGCTGCTGCGAGGTCTAAGGTTGCCTTTGTTGCGTTTTTAATCTCTTTTGTTGTGAAGCCTAACTTAGCAAATTCTTTTTGAAGTCCTGACACCTCACTTGCAGTAAATTTTGTAACACTTCCATACTTTTTAGCATCTTCTGTAAGGTCTGAAATCTCCCCTCTTGTCTTTCCTAATACGGCTGCTAAATCTGCGTTGGCTTGTTCGAAATCTTTAAAGATTCCCACCACATTCTTGACTAACATAAAAGCTGCCATTACTCCAAGAAACTGACCTGCCATTCCAGTAAGTGCCTTTCTGATTCCCATTACGAAACCAGAGGTCTTTGCCATTGTTCCATTTTGGATTGCAAGTGCGTTAGAGTATTGTTTGGTCTGAACTTTTGTCTTTTGGATTTGCCCTGTTAGTTTGGCATACTCCATCTGTTGTGCTCTGGTGAGTTGTTTGCCCTGACGCATCTGCTTATCCAACTTCGATTTCTGGTTCTTTAGAACCCCCATAGCGTTAGTCAATTCTCCAAGCCGTTGCCGTGCCTGACCTACATCAACTCTTACACCTAATACTTTAACTGATTCTGCCATTACTTTAGATATATTTTTTTAATTTTTTCGTTTGATTCAATAGTAACTGGCACTCTTTCACCGCTTGTGTTTATAATGTAAACCTCACCACCATACAGAGTTAAGTCGCCCTCTGAATCTACTCTTAATCCTGTTACTCTTTCGTTCTCTGTGCCTACTCCTATTGCAATTTTATCGTCTGTTATTTCTGGGTAACTTCCTAAGAAAGTTTGGTTGCTATACTTCGCAACGCATCCCTGACCTAGTGCCAAAGAACCTGAACCCTTTGCAGCTTTGTTGCCTGTTCCGTTATTGACTACCATTCCCATCTTATTAGGGTTGCTTCCGTTGGGTGTTGTTCCGTCTGTGCTTGTTCCTTCGCTTACTACGTGCCTAGGTTCTTGTGGGAAATCACCGCCAGTAGGGTCTGGAAAAGGTGGTGGACTCCAACCAGTATCTACGACTATCTTTGTTTCTGTGTCGTCTTGATTATGATACTTTAATAACGTAACCTTTGTAAGTGGCTTAAAGGGACTATAATCGCTTATCGTGTCTATAATCCAATATCCCTGTACTTCTTCTGGGTTGTTTATATAGACTGGTTTACGTATGTCTAAAGTCTGGTAATCGTTAGGACTTAGATTAAAATACGCTTGTAATTGAATACCATCTTCTATAATAGTCATTGTCCTATCGTAATAGGTCTTAAACAATCCGTCGTTCTGTGCAAAACTCAATGAATAAGGTACTGAGTTTCCGAATACCTCAATCGGCAAAGCTGATGGAATATTTGAATAGTTTGTTCCATCTACATTAATATAAAGTGTATCTCCATCTATTGTCTGTGTTCCGTATTGAAAGTTTAATATTCTAGGTTGAAAAGCTAGACTTTTAGGGGGGTGTCCTAGCGTAGATTCATTCCACATTCTTGCAGTAATTCCGTAGTTTGTTGTATTTGGGTTTGCTACTGCTCGGTCATCGTGGATTATGTAAGTAGGTGCTATTACGCTTGTTTCTACATTGTCTTGTCCTTTTGGAAATCTGTCAGGAAACGTATGCTTATAAGAGCAATATAAGTTAT